CCCTTCTCTGCGATAGTTGGCAGATTAGAACTAAGGAAGGACGCTATATTCGTGACAATGTCCGCTGCCGTTGATGCGATTGTTGGCAGAGCTGTAACAATACCCTCGCCGATCTGCATGAGGATCTCTGTGCCCTTATCCAGTAGGTCTGGAAGGGCAGACGTAATGCTGGAGCCAAATTCACTGATCATAGTGGACGCCTGCGATAACAGCTGTGGGATGGTTGTCGTGATGCCAGTCACCAGGCTGTTAATTAAAGACGAGCCCTGAGAAATGATCAGAGGAGCTCCTGTCTGGATAAAGGTCCCGATCAGCGTCGGAATCTGCTTAATTATGTTCCCGATCATCGGGATTAAGTTTTTAAAGAGGAAGTTCCCGGCGTTCGTCGCTAGGGACTTGATTGCCGGCTGTATGTCTCCACCGGTTGCCAGAGTTGCGCCAAGGTTCTTCGCAGACGCTACCATCGCCCCAAATGATCCGGAGAATGTTCCGGAAGCCTCTGCTGCAGCTACGCCTGTCAGCCCCAGGTCGCCCTGGATAACGTGGATGGCGTCATAGACGTCACCTAAATTGGAGATGTCATACTTCTGCCCAGACAGCTTGGATGCATCCGCAAGCAGACGTTCCATCTCTGTCTTTGTGCCACCATACCCGAGCTTGCATTGTGTGTTAGCTGCACCTTCTTCTTCCACGTTATAAGTGCAGATCAGACTATCGCTTCTCCCTCTCGGGAGTCCTCTCACTTAGTCGTTCACGCTGGCATTACCCTTGCGCCCTGTCATCCTCGTCAGGAAGTCCAAGTCAATCAGAGAGGATTCGCACATCGCCCTTCATTTATGCGGCGAGTGCCCCCATTGTGTTAAGGTTATCGAGCATGGTATAGTTACCCTTGGCAAAACCCTGATAAGCATTCTGAATATTTTCAATCGGCGTACCCATCTTGGCAGCATTATCTGTCATGTCCATGATGGCCGTATTCGCCGCCTCTGCCGCCTTGCTGGTGTCGCCACCGAAAGCTTGTTTCAGAGACGCTCCGAAGCTGACAGCCTGCTCTGCGTAGTCATTCGCAGATATACCAGCCTGTGCAGCCTCCATGGCATAACTCTTTGCCGCCTCGGAGGCCTTGCCGTAAATGGTGTCTAAGCCTCCGAAAGACTGTTCTAATTTGCCGCCCTCATCTATGGCGGCTTTAAATCCTGCGGTGATAGTCCCGCCAATGGCAAGCCCGGCAAGCGCCTTCTTAATGCCGGCGCCCATTTTGGAGCCCGCCTGCTGACCGGCGCTCTCACCGCCTAAGACTTTCTCGACCTGTCCAGATATACCTTCCGCCTTGGGAATAATCTGGACATAAGCCTTGCCTATATCAGCCATTTGTCACCGCCTTTGTTAATTTGTCCCATGCATCACTGAACGCCTTGCCCGATGAGAATGACGTTGTATCAGGTTCATCCTGTATATAAATCACGTCCGTCAATAAATCCGGAGCAGGATCGTTCTTCTTCGCCGTCAGGTAGTGTCTGATCAGAGTCAACTCGTCTGACGTCTTCGCCATGATCGCTTCGCTGGAGACGTAGGTCATCCCATTCAGCTTCATCTTGATCCGGCTGTCCGCCCGAAGCCCACAGGCAAAGATTGCCAACTTCCTTGGACGGAACTGCGCAAAGTCATAGATCTGATACGTTTCGGCCAGGTCACATAAGAGCGCGTCCCGGTCTGTCATCAGCATCATCGCAAGGCTAATCAGTTTTTTGTTGCATCGGAATCATTGAGGAATGTAATGATCTCCCCGGCTTCCTCATCCACGCGGGAGCGGGACACCTTCCCATTCTCTCCACGCAGATGTTCATATAAAGCCTTCTTTTGTTCCTTGCCAAGGATGAATTCCAAAACTTTTGGAAGGAGGAGGCCATTGTCGCTGGCCTCCGCCAAGAGATCAATAAACTCCATATCATCAAGAAGATCCGGGTCAATCTTAAACTCAAACCCGGATTTTGTTCGGCCACTTATCATTTATTGCCTCCTTAAGTCGTTGCTGGCTTAACCAAATACTCCTTATGAGTATCCTGATCACTGGTAAAACCACCCGGCATAGCCGTGATGGTCATCTCATAACCGACAGCCTCATCATCTTTGTAAGTAATGTCTCCCAGTTCTGTCAGTTTCGCATTCGGTGCCACGATTCTCTTGAGGATTCCGCCCTTGAGAATCATTTCGCAAACATAAACCGATGCTTCCTGTTCTGCTGCATTAGCCTTGATTGTGATGCCGGTATCAAGTGTCCCGGAAACATTATCATCGCCGTAAACAGCCTTTAATGCGTCCACGTTCATAGCCTCGATCAAAGTAAACTTGAAGGTATCGGTCTTTTCCGTTAATGGTGTCAATACGACATCACCGCCCCAGGCTTTGATCTCTTCAGTCTCCGGGGAATTGCTATTTACAAATCCGTCCTCAGAAACATATCCAAGACAGGCAAAGCCATCTCCCAGGGCTGTGGTCGCATCTGTCGGCAGTGTGGTGCCAAGAGCAGCGCGGTAAATAGCCCCGCTCACTTTAGGCTTGCCGGTCGTTACATTAGCAACTACATTAGCCATGTCATCGCTCCTATTCTATGCCGTATGTAATGACATACAGGCATTGATATCGATATCGTTTTGATCTAGTGTCAGTAAAGTTGTAATCTGAATTAAGGCGCACGGCGCTTACCTCATCCAGTTCCACCATCCTCTCGACTGCATCCTTGACCTGTTCATTCAACAGGGCCGCCTCATAAAGAGACGGACCATAAGACTGCAGAGCGATAGTGGCTGTCGGGATGTGGTTGGTCTTGCTGGAGCCGGTTTTCTCCAGAATGACAAAGGCTTCAATGTCATCCTCCGGGACCTCCATGTAGACCGGCACGTCGAGCGCCTCCTCCAGATATTTCAAAATAATTGTTTCAATCATAAAAAAATCACATCCTGAGTCCTGATGCGCCAAGGGCCTTGACCAGAGTGTTCTCGTCATAGTTCTTCTCTGCCGCTTCCTTCGTCTCCGGATAAACATTAGTGATGGCAACGAAACTGGCCACATGGGTCCGGACACCGTATCCGCTTCCTGCAGCGCTGGCCACAGCGTTACCGGCCTCCGTCAATGCCGCCTGCATCTCCGGACCCTTCATCAACTCATTAAGGCCCGCCAGGTTCAGCTGAAATTTACTCTTGGCCATATCTGCTCACCTTCACTTTTTTGTTCCAGGACAGTGGAATAAGATGGTCAAGCCCCTGCGTGGGCTTCCCGATCACTTCAAAGACTTCGCCAAAGAACTTAATCCTCTTGTTTTCCCATTCGTGGCTGTCGCCCTTCGGGATCGCCAGGGTATAGGCCAGGGTCTTGCCGGACAGGTTCAGCTCGTCCACGATCTCCTGGGTAGATGGTTCGCCGATGAGGACATTGTCAACGGTTACCTCTTTCTCTCTGTAGATCGGTCGGTTAAACTCATCCAGACCGGACTGCACTCTGTCATATAGGACTATTGAGATTCCTTTAATGCCCATAGCGTCACCGTCCCTATCTGCTGAGTCGCAAGCCCTAACCTCTTAAGGTCGTTGTTCATGATCGCATTGGCAATACCGCCGCCGGGCACTGCATATGTCCCAGACCACGAATAACCGAGAGCGCTCTGGGATTCCTGTGACATGGCGTCCCCGTCAGTGCTCTGTCTCAGCACCCTGGTAACCACGTCTACTGTCACAAGCTTTAATGTGCTTGCATATGCCTCGGAATCCGCTGCCATTTCGTCAAGATCTTTGCCAACATTAACCGCACACTGTCGCAAAGCGTCAGAGATGAGCGGAAGCAGTGCCTCCGCCCTTGTTGATTCTGATTCAGACAGCGGCCGCCATAAAAGGTTAATGTCTTGCACGGTTGCAAAAGCTGTGCTCATTTTTTCTTTCCCTTCGCAGGTTTCTTCTTTTCCTCTGTCGCCTTCGGAGTGCTAATAAGCTCCAGCTCCTCTCCGGAGCACTCTGATACAGTGGTAAAGATCACGCCTGTCCTTTTGTTGCGATAAGTGTACATAAGGGCCTCCTAACTACGCCTGGATTCTTGCAAATGCTGCAGGCACAAGAATGCCCCAACCAACATAAGCCTCACCACGGATATAAATCTGGTTATGTCCCTTAAGGTCACCAGCTGTAGCGTCATTGTCCGGATTACCATATTCGATGATCTCGATCGGAAGCTCACGAGCGAAGCCCCAGCGGAAGTAGTCTCTGAAGTTACCAACGATAGCGCGGTCAGTGTTGACGTTTCCAGTGCCAGTGCCGGTGAATGCTACAGTGCTGTTTGTATCAACGGCAAGACCATTAATCACTCCGGGGTTTGCTCCCCATGCTAACTCAGGGAATAACGCCTCATTGGAGTTGGTGCCCTTCTTGATGTTTGCAAGAGCAGAGCGGAATGCCGGAGCCATAGCCATACCGGTAACCTCATGCTCAGCAGCCTCGATCAGAGCGATTGCTGCCGTTACATTGTCATTTGCAGTTGCAGCGGCAAATGTAACTGCCTGAGTAACCTGGCTGTCAAAGTGATTGGTTCCGATGACTGTGGAGGCTGTTGCGGTTCTGGGGTTCAGGCCATGGAATGCCATGATATCGATACCACGAGCAACCTTAGCTGCGAAGCCCTCAGCAAAAGCACGAAGGTAATCAAGCTGGATCTCCTCAGATGCAAACATGAACTCGTTGGATACACGAGTACCATACTCAACCTTTACAGGCACGATCGTTACCTGGCCCATGGTAGCGCCACCGTTAGACTTAGCGCCGGACTCAGCAACGATGTCGATTTCTTTGTCTAAATTAAAAGTCCAGGCTGTCTCTCCGCGGAACGGGATCGGCTTCTGACCGGACAGTTTAGCTAAAGAGGACTTACCTCTTACAAGATTAAAAAGTTCATTAGTTAATTCAGCGGGGAATAATGTCACTCCGCTAGCTGTGGTCTGTAATACGTTAGCCATAATTAAGCCTCCTTATTTTGTGAGTGAAGATAACAGGCTCAGATAAGCCTCGTCGGATGCGCCAGGCTCTCTTCCTCCTAGATCAGGACGCATAACTTCGTTTGTCCGCAGTGGAGGAATAGTGCTCGGCTTTAAGTAAGACGCAAGTGTCTTCGCGTCTGCAGAAAGCTCTTCTTCATTCTCACCGACAAGCCGGTCCGCCAGAGTAATCGGCAGGCCGTTGTCATTAGCGATCTTGTTTTTGAGCAGGGCTGTCTCTGCCTTTACTGCTCTGGCTGTCAGATCTGCAACCTCTGTGTCATGTGTGGCCAGCTTGGTGCTCATCGTCTCCATGTCCTTCTGAGCGTCCGCGAGTTTTTTCTCATACTCTTTCTTTAAATCGGACACCGCATCCGGACTGAGAAAGCCCTTATACCTTGCCGCCATCTCTTCGTCTTTCTGCTTCAGTCTTTTCTGAATTGCCTTGTCAAAATCTTCCTGTGTTTCAATAACTGTAAATGCCATAGTTTTATCTCCCTCTTTTACCGTGAGTAAACGTAAATGTGTATTAAAAAAGCACCCTCTTGGATGCTTAATTAATAGTCAATGATTTGTTGTTCTTCTTTTTGTGTGGATGCGAGCCAATATGCCAGTAGTGCGCTGTCCATGATCGAGACGTCATATAGTTCTGACATGCTCTTAAAACCGAAACCACCGTTAGATCCGATTGCCCTCTTTTCGCAGTTAGATACAATATTGCGCAAAGAAGGCTGTCCAATATGGACAATGGACTGCTGTGCCACAGCCTGATAAAAGACTGCGTTTGCCGTTATGATCTCCTTGACCGTTGGCAAGATCGGAGGCGGGAAGCCGTTCTGCTGCAGCAGGTCCTTCATGATCTGCTGGCCGTTAGCCCCGTCCACTGCGATCTTATCAACTTTAGGATTCCGCAAATAGGGGATAATCCAGGCAGGACCGTTCCTTGCCGGAACACAGTCCAGCACCTCAACAAATATCTTGCCGTCGGGTAGCTTGCTGGCAATGGATGCGGAGACGTTTGCTCCGTCCTTGCCATATTTGACGCCAATGTAATATTTGCCCGGAAGGTCCGGCGCTTTGCTGACCTGCATCTCATCCCACTCCGCTGCGCTGATCGCAGATTTCTGTGAATACTTCAGCCAGAGCCCTAAACGCTGGATATTAAAGTCAACCTCTCCGACAGATAACTCTGCCCGGATATTTCTCTCCTTGAGGATCGTCCCCAGGGAAGGATTGAACTCATACCACAGCTCCGGATTAGAAATGTCCTCTGTCTGAGAATCGATGGACCACTCTGCCCAGCCTACGTCAACCGCACTGCCGCTCATAACCGTGTCTCTGAGTCTGACGAAGACATCCCCTCCGGACGTTGCCGTCGGTGGTGTCCCGGTCATGATGATCTGCGGATTATCTGAGGCGCTGACTGTATAAGCCAGGGCGCTCTCCTGCTTGCTGGTGTACTCTTGGGCCTCATCAATGATGAGAAGGTCAAAGCCCTCTCCAAGACCTCCGTTATTGGTCCTGGTCCTAAAGTCAATCACGCCGCCGCCATGGATCTCGATGTGTTCCAGGCCATATTGCTTAGATGCATAAAAAGACTTTTCCGGCATCTCCTTTTTCTTTTTGGAGTGTTCCTCATAGCCAGCCTTTTTCAGCAAGGTATATAACCGGTTGAACGCATCATGGGATGTTGTGGTTCGGTGCGCTGTGTGGCATATTTTCTCATTTAGTTTGACAATGCCATATAGCTCCCGCGCGGACAGGATTTCTCCTTTGCCGTTTCGCCGGGATACCGCAAGGCCGTATTTCATGTTCTTCCAGAGGTTATCCTCATCGATGGCCATGATCGCCTCGACCTGCAGACATTGCCATTTGACAAGCTCCTGACCCGTTTCATGATAAAGGTCAGCAGCATCATGTCCTAGTGTTGATTCATAGGCAACATTGGTAAAAGTAGGGGTCTGTCTGCCCAACTTAGCCAACGCTTGCCCTCCTTGGTGTAAATACTATCTTTTTCCTTCGCTCCAGCTCTTCCGGTGAGCTCTCCCAGATCTCCTTAGTCCAGACATTCTGGCGCTTCTTCTCGGAGTGATATGTCACTACGCACCGGCAATTTTCATGCCGCCGGTATACGTCCTCCGGAGCACTCGCATAATCGTATGATCCGGAAAGCCTCTGACACCATTCGCAACAGTTCCATCTGGCTTCCCTTGTGATGATCGCCTCCATCCCACTCTCATACTTAAAGCGGGCATTTGACCGAACAAAGTCATCCACGAAAGCCTCGGAATTGTTAACGATTGGCTCCCCGATCCAGACCAGCGCCTCGTCAAGTGTCCGGTTCGGTTCAGTCATTTTTTTCACCAGGTCGACCACTCTCGACTCCGGGAAGTCCGGCTTGATAAAGCTAAGTCCAACGCCATTGGCCTCGTCTATCATCTTCTGGATCGCTCCAGCCAAGTCCGTCACCATGTCATGGTTCTGCCGTAAAGCAGGGATTACAGTCCTGTAAGCTATGTTGTAGTACAGGGTCTGGTTTGGGAGCGTCTCCGCCGTCAAGTGAGCCCTTAGTGCCCGGGATAGGATGTCTCCAAGCTCCTCTGCGTAGTCATGAGCGTCAACCAGGGACGCGGTTCCATCTCTGATCCGGTTCATCACGCGCTCGATCCGCATGCTTTCCTCCACACCTTCCCGGAAATCTTCCATGATGGACTCATAGAGCTCCGGAACAATATCAGCAGCCATTTAACCCCTCCTAAATCCCGGTCAATTCAAACAGCTTATCCGCAGTGAAGTAATCCGGGTAAATTGTATTGATCTTGTTGATCGCATCACCGACAGCTCCGATCGTGGAGACATCCGCAGGGAATGCAGGATACCAGACAGGCTTCGTTCTGTATAACTGGGTCCGCTGGTACTGATAATTATCCCTGACGCACGCAGCCAAATATCCGGCATTAAGGAAACCGGTGCCGAAAGTGTGCATCGCCTTCCGTGCGGTCAGTCTCAGATTTTCATGCTGTGCCTTGATGGCCTCTGCGCTGGACGGGTTCTCTGTAGCGAAGCCTAGGTCATCCAGAGTAAGCCCTGTCTCCCCGGCAAACAGAGAAGCGAACATTTTCAGCTGTTCCATATGAGGGCCCTGGCTCTGCTGCGTGAACTGTCCCAGCTTAACATGATCAGTCCCGTCCTGGTTGAGGCTGAACTTCATCATGGCGGACATGGCAGCCTGCCATTTGTCCATTTTGTTGTTCGCGCCGGAGTCAACGCCGGTCACCCACTTCTGCGGGAAAGAATAGAATTCCGCAGAGATCTCGGAGCGCTTAATGGTCCTGAGTGCGCTGCCCGTGATAGACATGCATGCTCTGCTGATCCGACTATGGCCAAACTCTCTGACCGCATCCGGCCGATAAATGATCGGTACTAGCAACGCATACGGAGATTTGTTATCCCTCACATCCATCAGGACGCCCTTGGAGTAATAGGCCGTATACTCCTGGGTAAAGTATGCTTCTGTCACCGGAAGGCCATATACGTCCCTCTCCAAGACGGCGTAGCCTTCGTACATCAGCCCGGTAGTGGGGTCAATGATTCCTGTCGCATTACCTCCGTCAATCACCTGCATCCTTGGGAAGCCTGTCTCGTCCTCTGAGATATAGATAAAATCACAGGCGGAGATCAGTGCCCCCAGGATCGCCGACGGTAGTAATGTGTCTCTGTTATTCAAGTCATAAATCTGGTCCAGGGCGAAAGCGTCATCCCTAAACCCATAAAAATTGAGACGGTCCGCCAAGGCGTCAACTGCCTTCGCACACCATCCCACTACAGAATTCCACAACCTCAAATCCGGTGGCGTACTGATACCGAAGTCAAAGGTTATGTTTTTCATTTCATAAAACTTATACCGCGTCTGCACCCTGATGCGCTTTCTCATCAGCTTATTCTGCAAATACGGAATTCCTTTGTAATCCATGGTATTACATCCTTTTCCAATGATAATCTAAACTGGTAAATAATGGGGATTTTACGAGATATTTGTACAGTAAGGCGGGCATGAAGGTCGGAGCGGGGGCCCGGGGGTCACATCCCCCCTCTGTCGGTCACTCAACCTTCCAGTTCCGGGAGTGTGGCAGGTCCCGGTTCGGATCAACATCCTCTTTCTTAATATTTGGGGCTAGCTTGGTTCCTTTTTGTCTATTGCAAGCTCGATGCGCAAGCTGTAGGTTAGACAGATCTGCTGGATGTCCGCCCTTAGCGATCGGAATGATGTGGTCGATGGATGCAGACAGAGGATGCGGCGGCTTAATGGTCTTATCGACCGGCTTGCCACATATCGCGCATATGTCTTGCGACGCCAACACTATCTTCTTGTTCGTTTCATACTGCATCCGGTATGGACCGGTCCGTTCTGGTCTGTACATATCTCTGTCCCTTCTGCCACCAGGAGAGGCGCCCGCCGCCCCGTGGCCTCTGGTGTTCCGCAACCATGTGTGGATTGCGTTCTTGTTTACATAATAAGGCAGCGGGCATAGAAAAAGAGCAGTAACCATATCAGCTACTGCTCCTACTAACACAATAACACATTTGCTTGTAAGTTTGTGTCAATACTCTGATATCTCCGGATGCACATGCTCGAATGCAATAAGCGCCTGACCATGGAGCTGTCTGATCCATCCATGGACGTAGCCCATCTCTTTCGCGATATCCTCCAACTTCTGGCAGCTAATATACCGACGCATTAAGATCTCGACAAATCTCTCGTCTGGAACATCTTGGATCTCATGCATGATCTTAGCTTTCGCATCAATCAGCTCATCAATTTCCTTATTAATCTTCCGCTCTTTCGCATCGATCTTAGCCCACATAGCTCCGTACTTGTCCGGATCTTTGGAAGACTGCACAGATACTCCGTCGTATTGTGGAGAATTAAGCGACATCATCCGGCGCCACATCTCCTCCTTTTCTTTTATCCACACATCAATCATAGCGTCTTTTATTCTGATCTGTGACAAATACTCTTTTGCTCTCATGCTTCTTTCAGCCTCTTCTGTCTCTTGCGTTCCCGTTTCTCCTGGGCTTTAATCAATCCTTCTGCCTCCATGGCTTCGGTCTCCACCTTAATGCCCAGTTCCTCATACATGGCGTCGATGTAGTCCTGCCATTCAACCACACCATCGACCAGACACTGCTGCTTGAGGTAGAACCGCTCCATGA